AGTTTGACTTGTATCTGTGGCTAAAGGTGAGGTAGTTGTAGAAGTTTGGTCTGTAGGTGTAGATACATTACCCTGTGAGACTTGGTTTTTATACTCTTCACGCCCTGCGGCTATGGCCAAGTTAATTGCCACTTGAGTGGCTGGCTGACCAGCCAACACGCCACCTATGATTTTGGAAACAGCAATTTGTCCTGAAGGACTTAAATTCTGAATGCCTGGTATTTGATCAGTGATTGCAGATACGCCACCACTGATCCCACCTGCCATCAATGCAGTTAAAGGATCTGCTTTACCTTGGGATGAAATTTCTGCTGCAGTCAAAGATCTGGCGGCTCCAGCACCTGCGCCTTGAAGTGCTTCTCCCAACAAACTAGGGTCTTCGCCTAAAGTTGATCCTATGGCCTTACCTACAGTTTGACCTGCCGCATTGCCTGCAGTGGAGGCCAGATACGAAAGCGCTCCAGATGTAGCTGCTTTTGTTAAGTCTCCTGTCTGCGCATAAGTATCGGCTGCAGAGACATAAGGCAATAAGGTTGGGTCGATGATTGAAGCCGCAATCATTGGGATTGGACCTAAATCCCTAGCGATGTTTCCAATAAAACCGCCCTTAGATCCGCCTGTGTATGTGACTTGCGTGCTTGGATCGGTAACGGGTTGCACTGCTCCCGTATTGGGATCAACACGAACAAATGTGTTCATGGTTCCACCAGTAGAACCAGACATAATTGCGTATACGTTTGGCGCTACTTGTTGGATATTTCCATTGATGAAATTACCTTGTCCATCAATTAAACCTGTTGATGTAATTGAATTTCCGTTGTCATCAACGCCACCAGTAATCGTGCCGATCTTGGCTTGACCAGTTTGGATAGCGTTATAGGTATCATCAAAGGTCTGACTAGCCGTAGACCAAATGTCTTGCGCTAATGGTGACGATGATGCGTTGGCTGTTGTGCTCATTTAAGTGGTCTTTTTAGTCAATGCTTGCTTGGCATTCAGGTAATCTGTTGTTGAGATTAAACCTGATTTATATGCTGAGTCTAAAGCCGCAGCATTTGTTGTATCAACTTGTCCTTTAGCATTGAATGGATTGACATATTTGCTTTGCCCATAGGTATAAGTTGTAACTTGATTGGTAGGAGGCAATAAATGAGCTGCTTGTGCTCCGGCTGCTGGAAGGGTTTGATATCCAGCACCACCACCCGCCGTGTACGCCATTTGCTGACCAGTTCTTGGATCAGTGTACATAATCACTGGAGTGTTATAGCCATTTATTCCATACGTGTATGAAGTGCCTTTAGGTACCCCAGCTTGTGCTGCTAGAGAATCAGCAGGCGCTTGTGGATTTAATGCTGAATTAAACATATTGACTGCACTTATTGGGCTTATTCCTGCTGTCTTGGCATAAAGATCTGGCGTCACCCCTGCATTGGCCAATACACTCATATTTTTGTAATTGGAACTATTGGGAGTGGCTGACAACACACTCGATAAAGCACCAAATTGATTTTGGGTTTGATCATCTGCTTGACCATTTAAAATTGAATTGGCGCTAACATTTTTTTGAGACGCTAATGTATTTGCAACATTGTTAGCTGTGTTGATTCCAGAAATATTGTTAACAGGTATTCCATTGAATAATTTATATTCAAGAGTTCCAACATCTGGTAAGTTTGCTAGGTTATATCCAACTTTGTTTGCTTCTTGAATAATTTTTGATTCATCAGGTAGGGTATACCCACCATAACCTTGTGTTGCGTTTTGTTGCAGATAATTCATGAATGCTTTAGATGGATCAATCCCTTCAGCAGTATTGAAGTTTTGTAATGTGCTTTCATACTGATTTGGATTTTGTGAAGCAAGCACTCCCAAATTACTATAAATATCAGATGCATTTATGCCAGAACTTTTTGTATATCCACTAACAGCATTTGCTATATCGGAAGAAGAAGCATTAGGATGCGCAGCAATCCAATTTTGAATGTCTGTTTGAACTTGGAAATTTTGAGAAGGATTCGGACTTGTACTGCCAGAATTTAATCCTTGAATGGTATTTTGTACACCTTGCAACTGGGTCAAAGGTGATGTTTGTGTTGCAGTATTAGAGGTATTTGCAGTAGTTGCAGTCAATGGTGAATTAGATGTGCTTGTATTTGCTGTTTGTGCGCCAGTGTTGCCAATTAAATTGTTGTAAGTAGAGTTAACTGTTGCAACATCAGTTCCATAGTGATTTGCCAAAGCTTGCGCAATTTCAGGCGTCATCCCACCTTGCGTACTAATTGTGTTTGCAAGTTGCGCTTGTGTAACGTTGGGATTACTTGTGAAATAATTATTCACAAGATTTTGAAATGATGGATCTACTGATGTTGTCGTTGTCATGTTAATTCCCTAAAGTCATAATTCCACACATGGCCTCAGCCCATTCATTCCATTTTGAATACAAGCGGTGATCAGGTATTCCTGATTGCACAAAGTATCCAATACCATTCACACCGTCTACCCAAGTTCTCCACTCTTCTTCAGGCAGATGCCCCAACTGATTCGGAGCAAACAACTCCTCCATCAGCTTGCAATACATGTCCCAAGTCATTCCTCTCGGATCATACGTCACCAAAGTCGATTCCCCTTAGCAGAATTTTCTGCACCAGTAATAACTTGCAAATTCCATGGAACATGCAAACCAGAAACCGTTTTTCCTTGGAGAGGAACAATATGGTCAACCTCGTAGTCTAAGCCTATTGAACGAAGCGAAGCGCAATACTTGTAAATGCATTCCATCTCAAAATCTTGGCCTGCATTTAACCAAAATGGCGTTCGTTTTAATCTTGCGTATCTTCTTTTTGCTGTGTTGATATTTACTAAATCAACATTAAGTTTTTTCCATTTTTTTCTATGTTCTTGATGTTTATCTTTATTTTCTTGATTCCATTTTATTGCTGTTGCAATTTTTTTATCTGGTTTACTTGCATAAAAATTTTTATCATGCTCAAGGCCACAATCTACACACATCCAATTAGAAACTCTTCTTTCGGATACATGACCTTTAACACATGGTTTACCAGTAAAGTATCTGATTAAACCTTGTTTTTTTGCATCTAATCTTGAAATTATCATCATGGGTTTCCAGTACCTCTGACATCACCAGTTTCAATGCTAAGAATAATTTTTCCGACTTGGTAGTCACCATTAAAAGTATTGCTCTCAAACCTTAAACGCATCTCACGACGCTGTTCACGCATGTCAATTTTAAGAGTTGTTGGATCAAATGTATAAGGGTCTGATGGGCGGTCTATGTCATCCGCATAACCCTTACCCGTCACAATCACATCCATCTGTCCAGTTTGGATGAAGTCAGGCTCAACGCGCTCGCATCGTGTCCACATGTTCTCGCCTGGTCCTTGAGTTGAGCCAACTAGCCCTGCACTTGATCCCAAAACAGGTGTCTCAAATGCTGAATAAATTGCATCAACATGAGTCAAGTATGTTTGATTTTTACCAGTCTCATGTTGCCAAATCGTGTAGCCGTTTACAGTCATCAACTCGCCGGACACGCTTGTACTTGTAGGATTGTAAACTGTATAGGTTCCTGTGCCTCCAGTACCGCTTCCAAGCGCTGTAATCACCATTTGGTCAGGAACACCTGCGCCTTGGATGATTTGTCCTACAGCCAAAGATCCAAAAACCATCGAAGAGACTGTCAATGTAGTGCCTGAAACCGACCCTTGAAACTCAACAATTGTGTTGGGATTGTAGTCACCCCATATGGGTTTGGGAAACACTTCAGTAAACCACCCTGCTGATCTTTGCGCTCCAGGTGCAGATCCTGCGTCATACCACACCTTTTCACGCACGTTATAGATGATGGCATCGGTACATTCAGTGGCGTCACCTCTTGGATAGAACCACCAAATTTCACCAAAACGAGGCACTTTACTGGCCCAAACCTTTTGGCGTTGAGAAAGGTTGATGTTGTCAAAGAAATAGTTTTGGTTCATGGTATTGGGTATCTCTTGTACAACACCGTTGTACATCAAAAAACGATCAACACCTGCCCAGTAATAAATTCCATCGTACTCGATCACAGAGCTAGAGGACATAATTGAACTCTGTTGAGTGATCAAGTCATAGCGCCAATAGAACGTAGAAGACGTAGTTCCTGTGGTCACCGTAGTGGGTGTGTAGGACACGCGTATCACGCTATCAAGCGACCAAAACAGCCCGGCAGGAGAGGTAGTACCACCACGCAGTGGCAAGCCCTTCACAATCTTTGTAGAGGCCACGTTGTTGGCATTTGCGTCAGCGCTAGTCCAGTTGTTGAAGTCGCCTGCAGCGCAGTTTTGTATCAAACCATTGTTGCCATAAACAAACAAGTAAGGGTATAACATTACAACTCCACCGCTTACCGAGATGTTGTTGTCAAACGTCAATGTGGCTGAGCCTGATGCCGTCGCAGGCAAACTCAAGACAACCGTCCAAACCCCAGCCACTAAAGAAGACGAGACTATGGTTGTGCCTGCTTGTATGCCTGTGCCTGAAACCGATACACCAGGCCCCATGGCCACATTAGTAGTCGCAAACGTAACACTAGTTGAACTAGTAGTGGTAGTTCCTACTGCGGTAAAAACACCGATTGGGGCTAATGATGTGCCTGTAAATTGGCCATACAAGGGACGAGTATTGGTGGTACTTGTGATGTACTGAAGATTCTGACCGGGGTGCGCAATCAACTGTAATGTTCCACCGCCCGTGGAGTCATACCCGATGTCAAACTGCCAAAGATTGGTTGCGTTGGGTGTGAAATAAGAAGAACTAATTGAGAATGGAGTTGGGCCAGTTCCAATCGCTGTCACGTTGTTGGTCACCCATTGCTGAAGACCTGCACTGTATCCTGAGATGATATAGTTCAAGCCATTTGTGGCGCTCATGATAAGCCCTCTTGAGGCTCCAGAAGCATTCAAAAATGCGCCTGAGTAACCGCCTATCTTTCTAGGCAATCCACGCTGAAAGCGCACCCACTGGCCGTCCACGTAGGAAGCTGCAGCGAACTGCGTACCATCGCGCTGAATCCCTGCGGGTACCGTAAGTGATAGGACTTTAGCGGTCAAAACGTGCCTCCACTAAGACCGTTGACCACATACAAGCCTGAAGAACTAATGACCATGGCTTGTGAACCAGACACTGTAAATCCAATCTGTGCAGAACTTGGCAAGTACATGCCAGTGCTTAGGTTAGATTGGAAGTTTAATGAAGGGTTGGACGCTGAACCTGGCGACAAAGTGATGGATGAACTACTGTTTGCGCTACTAGAAACAGCAACCACATTTGTGCCGTCGCAAACTAGAGCATACGTCGCACCACTTGGAATGTTTACCGTTGCGCCACCGCTAACCGATGTTTTAAATGTAAGTGTGTATGTGCCAGTGGTTGAGTTTGTGATTACATAAAACTGAACCGTTTGAGGAACAATCACATTTGTGTTTTGACTTATTGTTCCAGTAAAGTTTTGAAGCACATAAGAAGCTTGTGTTGCAGTCAGAGTGATGGTTGCGCCTGCGCCTGTTACCGAAATTTGCTCTTGGGTAAATGCAAATACAGCACTTTGTCCATAACCCCAAGAAGCAAATCCACCAGTACCTTCAGAGACTAAGTAAAAAGACTCGCCAATTTGCAATTGAAATGTGCTATTTCCATCAATCGTGTCAGTACCTTGAGTGGCAATAGTCAAAACGCCAGTTCCATTGTTCTTGACAATTGTGTACCAACCAGAGCCTACGGCTGAGGATGATGGCAATGTGATTGTGCCTGCACCACCGCCCCAGACTGAAATCTGCGATTGTGCAGTGGACATCATTGTGAACCCACTGTAGTAGGTCACAATGGGTGTAATTGTATTGAGTGTTGTTCCTATGGCTTCTAAACCATATCCAACCAATGAGGACGCATTTGCCACAGAAGTGCTTGCACCAAACTGAACGAAGGCCCAAGTACCGTTTGTGGTTGTGTTGTCAGTTAGATAGACATAGTAAGCAAGACCAGAAGCAATCGAGACAATCGTTGTGGTTCCATCATTCTTGACAACCGTGAATGGGTTTGTATTTCCAACATTCTTGATCAAAAAAGATTGACCTGTGGAGACTTGAGTCGCTGCAGGCAGTATCAACTTCAGCCCACCTGTTGTGGCCGTCACTTCGATGATGTTAGCCACAACGCCTGAAGTGGTGCCATTTACAGGCCACTGTAGTGTGGTGTTGGTGCTGATTGATAGGCTTTCATAACCAACCTGAGAAGGGCTGATCGTTGAGCCTGTGTATGGGTTCGTATAATAAGTCATGCTAATTCCTTTTTAGCCGCTTCTCTGGCTTTTCTAATTACCCAAGCTGCTCTCAATTTTGCTTTTTGTTCTTCAGCCATCGGGATACCCTTTTTATAACTTGGTTTGCCTTTTTTTGCTTTACTAATGGCTTCGCCAACTTTTTTTCTTAATTCTTCGTTTTCATAAGTTTTTTTATTTGATTCTTTTAATTTTTTCTTATGTTCATTATTTTTTTTCATGCCTAAAGTTCCATCACCACCATCGGTCATGTTATATCCATTTGGCATCTTTGTATTTTTTTCAGAAATTAAAAGACGTTCAATTATTTTTGCAGATTCTGCATCAAAAGCATCTGCTACGTGCGTAAATACAAATGCATCTACACCATATTTTTTAATGGCTTTATGAATTAGTTGCCCCTCATTGGCATTACGATGGCGTTTCCACCGACGTTCCAAATCAGATGCAATACCAACATATTGTTTGGCATTTACAGTGTTTGTAATAACGTAAATTGCATACATGTTTAGCTATCCACGGCAACAGATTGACGATCTCCAACTCTAGATACATCCTCAGCTTTCAAGGCTTGTAAGGCTTCTTGATACTTCTGTTGGAAGATCTGACGTTGGTCATTTTTTAGGAAAGGCATGGCTTGTAACAACGTGCCAAACAACATTGCATTCGGTGCATTCTGAGTCAGCCAGTTTGTTTGGTTGGTCGAGCTCAAAGGCTGAATGCGCTCATAGTACAACACTTCAAAATTGTATGACTGATCAGGTGTTGGTGCGACATACCAAAAGTCCCAACTTGTGTCTGAATAAAACAAAGGAGGAGCTGTTTGTGTATTGACTGGCCAATAGTTGGTCAGGTACTCATACTTGCGCAACAAAATAGGATTGCGGTTGCCACTGCTATCGGTGTAGTTCATAGACACCGTCTTGCGCCATCTAGCAGGCTTTTGAATGACTGGGTTGCCAGCGGTCATCTGCGCCTCCACAATTTGCAACTGACCCAAGGTCTTGATCTCTTGCGCAATCTCAAACTCTGCAAGAGTGATGAACGTGGGTATTGCGTTGATGGTCGCAGTATCAGATCGTTCCAAGTATTGTGGAACAATCGCAATTAGATTATCGTAGGTCAGTACCCACGAATTTGGATTAGCAGGTGTTGTTACAAGGGTTGTGGTCATGTTTTCCCCATTATTTAACCTATTTTCCCACTCATTGCAAGGACTCGCAACTGCCCAAATAAAAGTCTAAAACTACACATTTTTTAAAAAAATGTCACAATCAGTCGACACAATGAAGTTTTAACCCAAGGAGCTCCACCATGCAATACGAAGTGAAAATTGAAGACTTTACCGCTGACGTAGAAATCGAAATTAAATCAACCGATTTTGACTTGATTTCTGAGATTCAAATGGCCATCGCACAAGCTATCGAAGATCACAAAGATGTTGATTTAGATAACTTGTTCGAAGAAGATGAAGATGAAGACAACGAAGGCGATGAGCAAGAAGACGATGTTCTTGAAGAAGACGACAACACGATTGTTATAGATGACAATCCTGATACTAGGACGACCATCACCATTCATCGCGTTTGATCAAGGGGCTTCGGCCCCTTTTTTACACCCTGATCACTTGTCCTCTGAACTCAATGTGATCCTTGTCATAGACTTTCACCACTTCTGGCCACAACAATACGCCCTTGTGAAACGTCAAAACCACAAATCCTGACCTCCAATTTGTCGGTGCATGTTCTAGATAATTCTCAAACTGAGGCCCAGAAGGTTCCGCAAGGGTCCCTGTATCTACCCCGTATCGTGTGCCGTTATAGTCATCATAAGGTGTGACGTTTAAGCTATGGAGAT